CTTTTAGTTTTTCTTCCTCTGCTTTTTGTGCAGCTTTTAGTGCACGATACTCATCGATATTCAATTTTTCCTCTCCTTTTTGAGTCCTTCATTGGTTGCTCGCTCGAGTCCAAATCCAGTTGCTCTTATTTAAGTAGGTCGATGATTTCAGGATTGGATTGCATCAAAACTGTTAACTCGTCATCAGTCATATCCTCAAGAGCAGTTAACATTTCTTCAGGCAGTTGGTCTTGCATACCAGAATCTTGTTGTATAGCCTGCATCTGTTTCTCTGCGTCCTGCTGATAAAGTTTCTCAGCATCCTTATATCCTTCGTTGTATTTCATATCAGCTTTTTGTTTTTCTAACTCTTCTTGTTTTATCTTATCATGCTCCCCTTTTAACTGTATAATTTGTTGATTTATATGTTCAATCGCTTTAGTAAGTTCCTCTAAAGTACTCATTGTCTGTTGGTCATCCTGCTGGTCTTGCTGGAAGAATTGCTGCATTTGTTGTGACATCTCTTCAATTTGCTGCTGCAACGCAACAATGTTTTGATTCTCACCCTTCATGCGTCTTAACATTCCTGCTTTAATCTCTTCGGGAAGATATTGTGATACTGCCTCCCTATCAACAATATTCTGACCATCAGGCATAGGAGTCTGTGCCAGACGTATCATCAAGTCCAGCATGGCTGAACGGTTAACTGGAGTTGTACTGCCAGCAGTAAGTTTAATATAGTAATCAAATTTCAACTTATCGACTGTAAAAAGTTTAAGATCGTACGTCCCATCAGTAAGAGTAATGTTTATCCAACGATTCTCTTTCCAGAACTGAGTCATGCGTGATTTCCACTTCTGACAGAGTTTTCCGAGTCCAGCCTCCATCAATTTCACTTTCAATCTGATGCGTACAGTGCCAGCTTCTTGCAGAGCAAGTATGCCCTGAGCAGTATAAACACCAGTCGCACTATCGCCACGCAAGGTATCGTAGATACCTGATATGTTCTGAATATCGTTCTTGAAAACATCAACAGCATTTGTTACGTACATAGGCATTTGTGGGGGTTGCTCTCTTCTGACTTCCGTACCAGGATTTTTACGTAATACCAAGCCAGGTCTGCCAGTAATCTTACCGAACGGAATACCAGCGTTCTTGTCGATAATCCACGGCATATTGGCGGTTGTCTTGGCATTGTCGATGATTGCGTTGTTGATGTCGTTTAATTGTTTCTGCGGTGAAAGTAGCTGAAAGATCTCCCCTTCTCCCCAGAACTGTCCAGGCAAGTCATAATCCTTAATCATAACGAAGGGCAGTTCCCCATCGTCATAAGGATTAGCAACGTCCTCCAGCACGATACCAAGTTCTGGACATATAATCAACTTTCTCCCCTTGGAATTTTTGTTTTTGATAACCGCAGCATCGTTGTTGTCATAATTCTCATTCTCATAATCCATCGTCCAAATCTCCAGAACGAGTATCTGGTTGTCCAACGTGGCGTTCTTGCTGTTATCGTTAACAAATTCGCTGTACTTAACATCTCCACCGATAAGTTTATCGGCCTTTTTAGGAAAGAGCCGCTTCAATACAACCTCATTCATGTAACGTGGATAAATGATATACTCAGCGTCTTCCATACTGGTAGCCAGTGGGTCGGGGAATATGTTAAAGGGACTAACGGGTATGCTTCGGACTTCCTTATCTTTACTATCCCACGGCACGTAGAATATCATGGTACCGATGGTGAGGAAATTAATCAGTTCACGGTACAGTTTGAGATTCATGTCCTCCCTGTCCCATTCGTAACTGAACACTTCTTGCATATCACCACTGGCATCCATACCTTCTGGCTGTCTGGGTAGTGCCTGGAACTTGGGGTCGTTATCCACCATCAAGGGTCTAATCGTCTCAACCGTAGCAAATATATAGTTACTGATAGCATTGGTTTTGTACTCGGGTAGATTAACGTTCTTGAAGTAATCCCCGATATAAGCGTCTTTGTATGTTATCCATCGCTTAGTAAATGGGCTTTTCTGTACGTAGGCTTTCATAAAGCGGTGATACCATCTGCTCGCTATATCAGCCTCATTCGCACTCGCCAATACGGTCATCCTACACCTCCCTATTCGCTATATTCGTTATTCACATCTCCAACCTCAAACAGAGGGTCTAAGATGTCCTTTCTCTTCTTACCACGCTGGTCGATAGGAATTTCAGGCATATAATCCTCATTCTTCCCTTCCAGCAGCAGTTGCAAGAGTATGGCACACGCCATGACGGTATCATCAAAACAACCACTCTGGGCGTTTGTTTTACCGTTGTCCTCGATTACGTACGTAAACATCTCGCTTATTATCAAATCAGAATAAATACCGATGAGGAATTCACGTACAAACTCGGACAATTTATCTATCATCAATGGTTTGGTACGTATACTGGTTGTCCAGCCCAACTTCTGAGTAACCTTGTCGGCTATCTTATCGAAGGACTTGGAGTAATACAGATTCCAATACTCTTCTCTCTTCAAGACTGTAAGGGTCGTTAAGCCGTGATTATTGTTCTCCACGCCGATATAGGCTTCGTTGTAGAACTTGCCCAGCTTGATTAACTCCATGCCGAACAGGTCGGGGTCGATATGACCGTGCCACATAGCTACCACGTCAAACTCTTCATCCCCTACCAGGGCGCAGCTGTAATCGCCTTGTACAAGTCCCTCGGCCACGTCAGCCCCAATAGCGTAGAAACGATCTGGCTCTGGCATCTTCCAAACGGTAATATATCCTTTCTCTTCCTCGCGGAAAATCACCTTACCTTCAGGTGTATTTGCCAAGTAGCCAGTTTTACCTTGCTTCGTCAAAGTCTGATATTTCTTCAATGCTTTGATGTTAAACTTGGGTCTTCCTGTCGAAAGAAACGCCTCTTCTGGAGTGCTTGGGTACTCTTGCATAAATAATTCTTCATCACCCTGACATTTGTTTTTGATGGTATATTTACGCCAATTCATCTGTTCCAACGTCAAGTCGTTCTTCATCATCAGTTCATATTCATATGTGAAGGTACGGTTGCCGTTCGCATCCACCATTTGAGTCTTTATCTCATCAATAAACTGATTCTTTTCCGATTCGTTGCGGAACGGTCTGCTGTACCCTGGGTCGATGAACCAAGGAAGGAAGATGGGAATGAACTCATTCTCCCCTCTCGTTGCCTTCTGCCACATATCGTGAAACCAATCCCCTACCCCATTGGCGGTTGATTCGAGTACAACCAGCGTATTCATCTCGTCTGGAACGGACTGAAGTAACCCCAACATGGTTGTCTTCGCATCAGGAAAGAAAGCTACTTCCGATGCGTGCAGATTGTGTATGGTGGCTGAACGACCAGCCTCAGTAGTACCAGCCGTTGCAACTGTTATTTTAGACCTCAGCCCAGGATTGCTTTTCTTGGCTTCTGCGTCGTTTGAGGGATTCTCAAATACTAACGCCTTCTCATTTGAATACTTAACCATAGGCCGAAGTACATCGGGCAGTTCGTCATTGAACAATTTAGAGATTTGAAATAGATTCGAAGTGGCTTTATCTTCGTGAGCAATAATGAGGGAATTTTTATACTGATTTGTAGTGGTATCGTGAAAAATTAAACCCTCAAAAAGAGTGCTTAATCCCATTTGACGTGCTTTTAAAACAATAAAACGTTTTAATTTCTTTTCAGTTTCACATTCTATTATTTTTTCAAGAACTATTTTTTGAGCTATATTAATTTTGAATGGAATTAAATTACTTTTTTTATCACGGATTTTAAGAAAATTATTTGCATACCATTCTCGGTCGTTTTTGACTTTGTAAAAAAATAATTCTTCTTTACTTAAGGTTTTCGCCATACTACCTCTACATAAGTGTCATTTTTGAACCGTGTTTACGTGCACCTTTCGCTATATTGTGCTGTTGTTTATGAATATTCGTTTTATGGGTTTTCGACTGTGGCTTTACCGGTTTAGCTGGCTTAACCGAATGTGTTAAAACTGTATTGGTAACACCAAGCGCAGCTGGAACAGGATTCTTAATAGTCGCTTTTTTGCCACTCTTCGCTACTGCTTGTCTTGCGTTTATCGCCATTTTTAACCTCCTTTATCAGTTTTTCGGCATCACCCTTAACTTTTTCTACTGGCGGTTTTTCCTTTACCGGCTTAACCTTATGTTCTGGCTTGATGGGAGCACGTTTTCCACTCCTAGCAACCGCTACTCGGGCATTTACTGCCATTAATCCACCACCTTATCGTCTAAAATCTCGTACTCCACGTCAACAGAATCAATAATACTCTTGAGTTTTTCTTCAAAAGTGACGGTTTTATCGATTTTAATCTCCTGTTTTGGCTTATGACCCGCCCGATCGAGAACGTCTTTGACCGCATTAAGTGCTACACCGTCTATCGGGCTGTCGATGAGCGAATTCAACTTGTTAATCGCCTTCAATGTGAGATTTTTCAGCTGATTGCCGACAACTTCCTGAGTGATCTCCTGCATATCTGCTATACACCCACGCACATCCTTACGCATTAACCAGTTGCCAATCGTGTTAACGTGGACATCCAACAGCTGTGCTATTTTCTGATTTGTGTACTGTCCGGTGAGGTATAAGTGGACAAAACGTGCCTGTTGGGGAGATAAATCGGATATGGAATATCCACTATTCCCCCTCAAAGGTTCGGTTACTGGTGCAATATCCTTCTCCGCGTCTATAGGGATTATATTCGTCATTAAACATCTTCTCCGTAATAATGTCTAAGTCCTCAACATTTCTTGCGTCCATAATATCCTCAAATTCATCGTAACACAGGATACCTTTTATGTATAAAATGTCAGCGATGAACTTGGTTAACACCTTATCGAAGTGCCGATTTGCGTTATTATTTGCTTTTTCTAGTAACGCCAGGGTACTTTTAGCTTCTTTAAATACTTCTGCTTTCATTAAAGTGCAATTTCCTCCACATCAGAATAATCTACTATGTGATGTGGTATATTTTTAACGCCATCACGTTCTTCGGCCACTGAACGTCCATATTTACGTTCATCGGCACGTTCAGCTGCGGTTAAAAGTGCTTCACGCATCTCTTCAACACGCAGATCGAACTGTTTTTCTGCTTCAATCAACCTAACTTCTGACGGCGTTACACCACTAATCTCCTGGAGATACGTTTGAAAAGAGTCCATACGCTGCGCAAACCGATGCAAACACCACACAACGTAGGAACACGCCACCAATACGATTAAAACATTCAAATACTCCATTACATCTCTCCTTTTTTTCTACTGAACATAAAAAATACACCCTCTTCCACCGTGTTATACGTGTACTGTACATGTATTTAACGTGCTGTACATGTACTAAACGTAATGACGGAGTAACTTGGTGTATTCTAAGTAAAGTATTAAGTTTTAAAGTAATTCCAATATTAAATATTACGAAGTAATATTTAATTAATACGTCTTGTAGACGTATAGTTAAGATACGTATTAATACGTATAATACGTATACGTAAAGTATAATCAATTTCTTTCACTTTGTCAAGTGTTTTTTAAGAAAAATATTGATATTTTTATATATAGTACAATTTATTTTTTTTCTGATGTGAAAACTCTTAATCAAAGTACCCGTTTTCCGTGTACCGGGGGTAGAATCTACGTATAAGCAATGATATGAATCGGATGGTACAGATACATTACTTTTACACAAACGTTGCTTAGAAGTGATGCTAGGGGCTTATACGTTGATGGTATGTATTGCCGAACGTATTGCCGGACATATTGCCGAACATTTACTGTACGTGAAAACACATCACCGAACATTTACTGTACGTGAAAACACATCGGTTAAACATATAGAAAGAAAAAAATTATTGTGGATACGCAATGAAACACAACAAATGTACCAATTTGCCCTCCCCGGGGTGTACTGCACACCATCTCTGATGGGGGAACGGCCAAACACGTTCTCTCTTCGTATAACAGAACAGCAGGGGAGTGGGGCGGGTACCTTGTGGGCTGTTTGGCATCCAACTTCAGCACACGTACAGCACACATTATCCACACATCACGTTGCACGTACGCAACACGCACCACACCACGTCCCTCTCCATGTTACGCCACATCTACATGCACGCCACCATGCATAGTACACCCACATCACATGACCCACTTTATATACCTTGCACGCGGAGTAACTGGGCTACTGGGTTACTGGGTATGCGGTGCCTGATGGCACCTCTTTTTTGCTGTAGGAACCGGAGAAATCGATACATAAAGAGAGAAGATACGCAGTATCCGTAAAGGTTAAACACGCAACGCCACTCCGCCGTCAAGTCTTTTGTAAAAACATTTTTTATTGTTCCCTCCACGTTTTTTATCGCTACAATACGCTAAAGCGTATTTCCGCTAAAACGTTCCGCTCACAATAC